CCGTTTTGATTCCACCGCGCGCCCCTCGCACAAAAAGCGTTTTGTTTACCACTATTAACTTTCTCAGAAAACTAGGATACACTGTACGAATGGTAAAGAAACTGATAAGCCGGGCCGAGTTTGCTCGCCAAGCAGGAGTTACAGGCGCGGCCGTAACGAAGGCTTGCAATAATGCTTTGAAGCCCGCTTGTGACGGCAAGCGCATTGACGTGGCGCACACACTTGCGGTTGATTACTTGGCTATGAAGGCGCGCGCTCAGACAGAACCACCCGCCACCGGGATAGACCCGCTATACGAGCTGGTCGTCAGCTATTGCCAGGAACAAAACAAATGGACTAAGTCCTCCGTTCAAGCCGAGTTCAGGATCCCTTTCAACCGGGCGCGCAATATAATCGAGACCATGAAAATAAACGGGCTGATAAATAAAGATCCTGTTAATGTGGCCACGGCCCCGGCTATAAAACAACCGCACATTAGAGGCCCCGCAGCTGCCAAAGAAACTAAAAAGCGCTTAGCATACGAAGACGATCCGATACTTGAGATCCCCGAAGACATACAGGCTTTTGCTCATATGACACTGCGCGATTTAATTGATAAGTTCGGCACCGATACGCGCTTTGTGGATTGGCTTAGCGCCACGCAAAAGATAGAAGCCATTAACGAAAAGCGATTGAAGAACGCAGCAACAGAAGGCGAGCTGGTTAGTCGCAAGTTAGTTCGAACGGGCATAATTGAACCGATAGACGCCTGCCATATAAAATTATTAACTGACGGCGCCAAGACGATAGCGCGCAGAGCCACCGCAATGCACTCAGCCAACAGGCCTATTGAGGATATAGAAAAATTTGTTGCGGACCAGATCAGCAGTTTTATTAGACCCGTAAAAGCAAAGGTCGCTAGGGCGATGCGCAATGCGTAGTATCGATAACATAGGCGCTGATTGGGTAATTTCAGAAGTCGAGGGGTTGACCGACGAGGTCATACACATATCGCCCAGCCAGTACAACGAAGAAAATAGATACCTACCCGAATCGGTCACATCAATACCGGGTTTCATCCGCTACGACGTAAACCCGTTCATGCGCGAGATAGTTGACTGCTTTGATGTGGATAGCCCAGTTCGAGAAGTCAATCTCAAAAAAGGCGTGCAAATAACATACTCTACTGTTCTGGAATCCGGCGCGCTGTATTTTATGGGCCACGTTAAAACGTTGCCTATCATGTATCTAACGGCGGACAAAGAACTGGCTAGCGCGCGAATAGAAAACAATTTTTTACCTATGCTCGCACACTCAGACCTCGGGCATATTATTCGTTCAAGTGATGAGGGCAACAGCCAAAAAACAGGTAAAACAGCCAACCATTTGCAATTTGAAGGCGGCGGCTATTTAGTTCCGTTCGGCGCAAAGAACGCCGATAAGATGCGGTCTTATTCTATTTGCGTAATGCTAAAAGATGAAATTGATGCCTGGCCCGATACAGTAGGCAAAGACGGCGACCCGGACAAACTAAGCGATGGACGTTGTAAAGGTTACTGGGAGAGGCGCAAGATATTTCGAGGTTCAACGCCGCTTATCAAAGGGACTTCTAAAATAGAAAAAGCGTACCTTCGCGGCGACCAAAGAAAATATAATGTGAATTGTTTAAGTTGTGGTTTTGCTCAAGTGTTGCGGTGGAGTAGCCTAGACAAAGAGACGGGGATCATCGGCGGATTTACTTGGGAGTTAGACGACGGTATTTTACTACTTGATTCCGTTCGCTATCTATGCCAGAAATGCGGACACCCACATCACGAGCATGACAAAGAAAGATTATTTTCAGAAGACCACGGCGCGAAATGGATTCCGACCGCGCGACCGGTTGAGCTTGGTATCCGCTCGTATCATTTGCCGGCGCTATACTCACCCATTGGCATGGCGCCTTGGTACAGCCTTGTTGCGGATTATTTAGATTGCTATGACACTGTTAATAAAAAAGTGAAAGACGTTGGACTATATCAAGTTTTTTACAACAACGTTCTGGCCGAGCCGTTCGAGATAATGGGCTCTAAAATTAGATTTGCTAGTGTGTCCGCGCACCGCAGGCCAGCATACAGACTAGGTCAAATACCCAATAACTACGCCTCGATACATTCGGGTTCTAAAATTTTATTTTTGACTTGTTTAGTTGATGTTCACAAACAGAATTTAGCTGTATCAGTAATTGGCTGGTGTCGGGACACTAAGCCCTATGTGATAGATTACTGGCGTTTTGAGACAGAGGGCAGTGATGACGACTGCGGCGAACTAACTAGCCCCGTCTGGGGCCGATTGCGAGAACTAATCGAAGAAAAAGAATATATCGCCGACGACGAAGTCAAGTATCGAATTGCAATAACGTTGATAGACTCTGGATATTCTAACGATACAGTGACAACTTTTTGTTCGGATTATGCCTCTGGTGTTTACCCTATTCTTGGCCGCAATCGCACCGCTAAGAATCAAACGATAAAAGAATTTGCGGAGTTTACAACCCAGGCAGGTACGGTAGGTTACAGAATTTTAGTTGATCACTACAAGGACCGAATAGCCCCCGTACTACGGAGGGAATGGGAAGAGGGCGCGGGTGAACAAAAGAAATACCATTTTAACGCGCCGGTGGACATTACAGACAAGCAGCTAAAAGAATTAACCGTTGAAACTAGGCGCGAGCAAAAAGACGAAAAAGGAATAGTAACCTACTTTTGGCATAGGCCCGGAAACGCTCATAACGAGCTTTGGGATCTATTAGTCTATGGCCACGCTGCAGTTGAGATAATGGCGTGGGCTATTTGTATACAGCATTTTAAGCTAGAAACAATTGACTGGCCAACGTTCTGGGATTACATCGAAAATGAAAAACTTTACTACAGTACATAAATACGTATACTGTAATTCTACAGATTTAATTTTATTCAATCAAATCACGGGGCCGGTCATGTAATGGAACGTACTTTTTTACAGGGCAGAATAGACGCAACCAAGTTAATGATAGTTGCTTACGAAGACGCTTTGTTAGCGCTGGGTAATGGCGTGCAATCCTATACGCTCGACACAGGCCAGAGCCGTCAGACGGTCACTAAACTAGATTTAAGCGCGCTTAATAAGACATTGGATTCTTTGTATAATCGATGCGCTACTTTAGAAGCCAGGTTGAGTGGTGGCGCGGTGATAGTGAGGCCGGGATGGTAAGTAAAAAACCACATTATAAGCTAGCAAGCGACGGCACTTTTGAACACGTTTCGGGGCCGACGCCTTTGTCCGTGGACAACTTGAACCCGTCAGCCTATGCGGGACAAAATTCGCCTTCTCCTTACGAAGATTCTATTTTTGACGGGGGTAAATTCTCTGGCGGTTTTGGCATAACGCAGATACACCAGGTGGACTATTGGACTCTTCGCGCGCGCTCGGCTCAGTTGTTCACAGAGAATCTATATGCTCGCGGCATTGTACGACGGCTAGTTACTAACGAAATAAACACGGGTTTAAGTCCCGAGTCCTGCCCGGATGAAAGTATCATCGGTGTCGCAGAGGAGAGTCTCAACGAATGGTCAGAGACCACAGAAAACCGTTTTGGTATCTGGGGCAAAGGGCCAACCTTATGTGATTATAAAAAGAAGTCAACATTCGGCGCTATCCAGCGCACGGCTCGACTAGAAGCATTAGTCAGCGGGGACGTGCTTGTCGTTATCCGTCAGTCACCACAAACAAAATTACCCATGATCCAATTGATAAGCGGCAGCAAAGTACGAACGCCGCTTGGCGATTACGGATCGCTTCGCAATGGTCACAAGATACGCCACGGCGTTGAGCTTGACGGCTTAGGTCGCGTAGTAGCGCACTGGATAAATCAAGATGATGGTTCCACTAAACGAATTGCGGCGGAGTCCGAACGCTCGGGGCGTAAAATATCATGGCTAATATATGGCACTGATAAACGACTCGACGAACTACGCGGGCAACCGTTGCTAGCTATCGTCATGCAGTCACTAAAAGAAATCGACAGATACCGGGATTCTACCCAGCGTAAAGCGTTAAACAATTCCATGCTTGCCATGTTTATTAGAAAAACAGAGGACAAGATGGGGACGCTACCTGTCACCGGCGGCGCAGTGCGCAGAGGGACCGCTCAAGTGACCGAACCGGACGGAACTAAACGCCGATTTAATGTTGCGGACCAGATACCCGGCGTTGTCATGGAAGAGTTACAGACAGGCGAGGAACCTGTTTTGCTCGGCGGTCAAGGCACGGACCTAAACTTCGGCCAATTTGAAGAGGCGATAATCCAGTCAATAGCGTGGGCTTTAGAAATCCCGCCCGAAGTGCTGCGGCTATCGTTTTCAAATAACTACAGCGCCAGCCAAGCGGCAATCAATGAATTTAAAATAGCAATCAATAGAACATGGGGTGACTTCGGAGAAACATTCTGCAGCCCCATATACATTGATTGGCTAATTAGCGAGACCCTATTACAGAAAATTAACGCGCCGGGATTTTTGCAAGCGTTTAGAACGCCGAGCGAATACGACATATTTGGCGCGTGGACCTTGACGGAATGGTATGGATCTATAAAGCCATCGACGGACATGCTTAAGCAAGCGAAGGGATCTAAAATACTTGTGGAGGAAGGCTGGTCAACAAACGCGCGCGAGGCTCGAATAACTACGGGTACTAAGTTTAGCAAAAACATAAAACGCTTAAAGCGCGAGAACGAACTGAAAGTTGAGGCCGCTAGACCCATGGCAGAATTCAGACAGGAGTTCGGCGAAGAAGAAGCCCAATCCGCTTTATCTGCAGCGGACAGCATGGGAGACATCGAGGCAATGCTTGAGGATAAACAGGGCCGCAATGATAGCTAAGCAAGCAAAGATTTTGACGAGTGCTAAAATAAAAGCTAGTATGCAAAGAACAAGAGGATCATTTTTATGTGGTTATTAGAAGCTGGCGTCCGCCAAGCCATGCAAGTGGCCGAAAAATCGGGCTTTAAATTTACAGCAAAACAGCAAGCGCAATTCGATGCTCAGTTTAGCACTGAGAACGTTTCAAGCGGTAACAATAGGCTATTAACGGTTGCGGGTGATAACGCGCAAATATCAGTGAGGGGCGTAATGACTCAAGAGCCCAGTTTTATGGCTATGATATTCGGCGGTGGTAATACAACTTATCCGGAAATTATATCGGCTATCGATACAGCGGAGCGCGACGATTCGGTCACTAACATTGTATACGAAATCGATAGCCCTGGCGGCGGGTTCGATGGGCTGTTTAATATGCTGGCCGCGATGCAATCCGCTACAAAACCAAGTAAAGCAATAATTTCTAACGTGGGGGCTTCTGCCGCTTTTGCTATGGCCACGCAAGCTGACGAAGTTGTCGCGTCTAACATAGCGGCTCGAATTGGTAGCGTTGGCGTCGTGGCGACATTCTACGACGACGAAAACGAAATCAGTATCACTAGCACGGACGCGCCTAAAAAGCGTCCTAATGTGCGCACGGAGGAAGGCGTGGCCATGGTTCGCGAAGAACTTGACGCTATGCACGAAATTTTTGTTGACGCCATCGCTCAAGGCCGTGGCACGACAGCCGAAAAAGTAAACGCAGATTTTGGCCGAGGCGGAACCGTCTTAGCTAACGAAGCAGTAAAACGCGGTATGATTGACGCCGTGGCGACCAGCTCGCCAAAGGCAGTTAAAACTATCAAAACCACAACCACCGCCAACAGCGGGAATCAACCGGAGGCCACTAAAATGGACCTTAAAGATCTAAAATCCCAGCACCCCGACACATTCGCGGCGGCGGTGCAGCAGGGCGTAGTAGAAGAACGCGATAGAGTCACGGCGCATCTAGTTATGGGCGAAAGCTCGGGCGATATTAAAACCGCCAACGCCTCAATAAGAAACGGCGACGCTATGACGGCCACTCTGTCAGCAACATACATGACTTTTGGTATGAATCGCTCAGACGTTAACGCAAGAGATAAGGACAATCTCGAAGCTAACGCGGGTGATGCAGCAAACACCGAGAGTAATGATGATAAGGGCGGCGACGTAGTCGGCTTAATCGAAGCCCGTCTCGGTTTAGGAGTATAACATCATGGCGAATATTACTATCACCGATGTTGATCTAGGCAGCGTTATTTTAGAAGATGCGCAGTTTAGTAACGAGCCGCTTACTTTTGCGGGTGTTGCCACTGTATTAGAGGGCACTATTTTAGCGCGTAATTCCTCTACTTTAAAATTAATCCCGTTTGTGAAAGGCGGTTCAAGTAACGGTAACGGTATACCTAAAGCGGTACTAACTTACCCGGTTACGTCTACGGGTGCGGGCGATGTGCCAGTGCGTGCGATGGTATCCGGATCGGTACGTTTGGGCCGTTTAATTATTGACGCCGACGCCGACAATTCAAACGTAGACGCTGCAGTTTTAGACCAGCTACGCGACTATTCTTTAATCTCAGTCGATGTTCAAGAACTAAACACTCTTGATAATCGCTAAATAGGAGCGCATAAAATGAGCGGTTCAACTACTAAACGTATGCTAGCGGCCTACATGTCGATGGCGCAACCTATGCTGTTTTTGTCTGGGTTCTTTCAGAGCCCGCCTGAAAATTTCCATACTACTGAAGAAGTAGAAATTGATATTGTTCGTTGCGACGAAGATATCTCAATCGTTATTCAAGACCTGAGCACGGGTTACCGAATGAACGCGGAAGACCTCTACACTAATAAAGGTTTTAAACCGCCAATTCACAAGGAAGCAATTCCGCTTAACTCGTTTGATTTAATTAAACGTATGCCAGGGCAAAATCCGTTTGAGGCGCCCGACTTTAGAGCTAACGTAATTTTACGTTTGTTCAACGGCATTACCAAGATTGAACGAAAAATTAGGCGTTCCGTGGAGCTACAGGCGTCGCAAGTTTTGCAGACTGGCGAACTAACGCTAACGGACTCAGATGGCGTTGCGCTTTATGTCTTAGATTATAAGCCTAAAGCCTCGCACTTTCCAACAGCCGGGACTTCGTGGGCTACTGCTACGGGCGCGGAAATGATTGGCGATATTGAAGAGCTAGCCGAAGCAATTCGTAACGATGGCCTGCTCGACCCCGACCAAATAATCATGGGCGCGGTTGCGTTTGAAAAGTTTATTTCTAATG